GCACATTAAAAGTTTCTGCAACTTCCGGCTTGATAGCAGACAAGTTATCATCACCGTATGTGCATGGCAATACATAGTCGAAAAAATTCTTATTGGGTTCCAATACATAAAAAACGTACATCATAATAACAAGTCCAATCAAAGAATTATCTTCAGCAGTTCCATATTTACCTGAAGGTTGACTACTGGGAACAGTGAATACATCGGTTAAAATTTCAAAGTGGGGAAACATTTGATCACTAAGCACTGCTTTGGTGATCAATAAAGCTTCATCATTATATCCCATTTCTCTTAAAACATTGAAAATAATAGTTTTGGATGCATGCATAATGTCAAAAGGAATCGTTTGATCATAATTTTTGTAATCTCCCTCAAACAAAACTGGTGAAAAACCACGTAAAGTGGTAATAAATCTATGAGCATCTTGATGAATGTTAATTCCAACGGACGTACAAAAAATGTCGTTGTGTTCGACCATTAACGTGTAAAATGGTGCTAAAAACATGCGAGTTATTATTAAACTCTCAAGAGAGTTAACAAAAAACAAACGCGTGTTTCCAGCGCGGACTTTGGCAATCGAACGAGGTTCGTCTTTCAAAGCGCCATGGTAAACAAAATGAGCGGAGCAATTTTTCTTATACTCTTTCAATGCTCTAACAATTTTTTCCTGAACGAACTCCGTAGGAGCTCTTATCTCACCCTCTATGAGGGGCAAATGTACTGCCTTCTTTTTACCAAATCCAAACCCTGCCGAAGTAGAGGTATTTATTCGTCGTAAAAAGGCATCTTCGGTAGACCCATTTATTGCTGTTTGAATGTCTAAAGGTCTCAACTCTGTAACTTGCTTTGAACGCAATTGTCCCACAAAACGATGGGTAAGTTCTTGTATAACCCTATCTAAAGTATCCAGCTTACAATGACCTCGAATATGGGCCAAACCTCGAAAAGCGTTGTTATACGGAGATAAATACTCACCGTTTTCTATCTTGGGATACATTAACGGTTTGTGCATCTCTTTAAACTCATGCTTGGGAAAAACTCTCTCCAATAAGTTCTTATAATCAGCATAAAATGGGTATTTACGTAACTTACTATGCTTGGGCAAATTGGCATCAACTGGAAACTTGCCATGATAGGTTACATTCTTCTCAACCTCATATCTTATTACCGATTTGGATGAAGGTTCTACCAAATTTAATAAAAGAGGATCACAAACAGCGGATTCACTAACAACATTGATGAATGGATTAATTTTATTAATTTCAGCAATGGCAATATCTAAGTCTTGTTTAAGCAAAACAGTTGCGGAACATGTGTCCTTCTCAACGTTTGCAAAATGTATTCCAGCTACTAAGCTATTGCCACCTAGATTTATCACCAAAGGCAATCCACACAAGCCTGCACAATGTCCTTCA